TAGTAGTATTTTTTGGAGCTAATCCATAAGTTTGTGTTGTAACAAAGTTTGTTGGATCAAATGAACTTGATAAGGTACTTAGACCGCCTCCGGTTAATCCTACGCTAACGTTATTAGGATTAGGAAGTACAGCCGTATCTGCAACAGAGTTAATACCTGGACCAAATTCTATTTCTAATAATCCATCAGCTCTAAATCTAGATGTAAACCTTCTAGGTACAGATAGTTTCTGTATCATATAAGGAACTTGGTTTTGAAATTGATATAAAGATGGATAATTTGCTGCTGTGTTTTCCACAGGTCTTAATATATAATCTTGTGCTAAATAAGGAACTTCATACCAAGTATTACCATCAGAATCTTTTGCTTCTAATATAGTAATTATTGAATTGTCATTTATAGTTACTGTTGAAAATCTTTGTGGCGCTGAAAAACTAAAATTTTGAGTTTTTACTAATCCTGATATAGCTTGTACAGTTTTTCTTAATAAATAAGAAGTAGGTACATTTGAACCATTTAAAGTATAAACTTCAACTGTAGTAGGATCTAATGAAGATGAAGTATTAAAATTAACTTTTTGAGGAACATAAAATGTTACAGAATTATCCACATTTGATTTAATTTGCATTCCTTGTTCTAAAGTAAATGCGTAGCTAAAATCTGGTGCAACATCACCTCCACCAATATTAACTGCGGGTATTTGTTGATATACATCAAGGTTCACTATAGCAGCAGATGTTATTTTAGGTCTATAACCTAACATGTAGGATAAAGTATATAAATTATTTTTTTGTTTTGAATATTGTAAAAAAGTTTCTTGAATTTGATTATCTAAATAAAATGAAAGAACATCTCCAACATAAGAAGCCATGTCTATAAACATACTACCTGGGCTAGCCTGCGTAAAATCATTATACACAGTAGGATAATATGCTCTTGCATATTCTATAAGATCTGACTTAAAAGTAGAAAAATCTTTATTTAGATATCTTATGTCAATATTTGTTGCCATTTTTACATGTTTTGAACAGTTAATATAACTGAATCATTTTCATTTGAAGTTAATAATCTGTAACTAAATTTTATATTTATAGAATTATAATCTGGACTAGGTATTACATTTAGAGTAACTATTTCTATTTGGGGAAATTGATTTTCCATTTGCGTTCTTATAGATTGCTCTATTTCTTCAAAACTTTGTGTGTCTATTTGTTCGAATAATCTAGCTCTGAGGCCAGCTCCAAAAGTCGGATTAAAAACCCTTTCACCAGGATCTGTTAATAAATAATTTATTATATTATATTTTAATTGATCTTTTGTGGTATATACAGATGAAAATACATTATCAGCATCAAAAGGTATTTTTATTCCAATTGCAGTTGAAGATTTAAGGTCTAGTGGTGATATTTGTTTTAATCCGTAAGCCATTATATTTGTCCTTGTTCTTTAAGTTTTGCCATAAGACCTGTGAAGTCAGGGACTTCATTTATTTGTACAGCATCTATATTTGAACTAGGTCTAGCAGTTCCTAACATGCCTTCTACACTACCTACTTTAACTTCCTTAGGTTGGAAGGCTAAACCAGGATGTACATTATCTGAAGTCATATTAAAGTCTTCATTTAACATACTTTGAGCGGTATCATTTAAAAACGCTGCCATTGGATTATTTCCTGTAAATTTAACAGGTCTAGTAGTCTGTGTGTTTAAAGTACCAGGTATTTTTGATTTTACCTGCTCCTGTAAGCTCTTTTTAGGATCTGCCAATGGAGTTTTTTTAACCTCACTTAAAAGTTTAGGAAGCTCTTCTTTAAGAACAGATCTAAGTTCTTCTCTTATTAGTTTTCTTAATTGGTCTATTTGTCCCATATCTTATAAATATTATTTTATCAAGTTTGCTTAGTATTTGTATTATTACTAGGATTTATAGAATTAGAATATTTGTTTGAAGGATCCGCATTTTTTAAATTTGAACTAAGATTTTGGTTTTGTTTAGCAAGGGCTTTTTGAACCCTTTTCTTAAGAGCCTTACCACCTTGAAGATTGTCAACAAATGAAGAAATCCCCAATTCTTTATTTTCTTGAAAAATAGATCCTACCATTTCTAAATTTGCATTCAAATCACCTAAAGATACTTCATCTTCTTCAAGATACTTTGTAGATTCTAAAACTATGGCTAAATCATTAGGAGACAAAGAAGGAATATCGGATTTTATTAATCCTTTTGAATATAGTAAGAATTTAACTTCATTTATTATTATTAAATCTAAAGATGCAAAGGTTGGAGTAGATTGGACAACTATATATCCATTAATATCTCTTGCTATTCCATATCTTCTACTAATAGAAATTCCTTCATCTACAAGAGATTCTGATATTATTTCTATATTATATTCTCCTATATTTCTTAATGCTCTTTCAGATCTACTATTATATTGATCTAGAAAATTTCTTAAAGGAGTTATAGAGCTTTGTAAAGAGCTTATAGTATCTTGAACTTCTTTTTTAATTTCGTCTTCTACATTTGAACAAGCATCTAAATTATTAAGTATTATATTTAATCTGTCTATTATAATTTGCATACCTGATACAAGAGACGTGGCAAAAATAGCAATTAAATTTAAAACAAAATTTATTTGTTGTAATCTTTTTACGAGCTTATCTATTCCTTTTGCGCCAACAACATCTTCATTTATATTAGATAAAAGTGTAGTTACACCAGATGTAGTATATACGTTTGGAATAGGAATTCCAAAAAGGAATTTTCTTAATATATAAAATACCTTTAAAAGTATTAAAAATAATCTTATAAATGCTCTAGTACTATTTATATAAGAGACAATTTTTTGGGCGACTGAAGAAATATTTTTAGCTAATTTTAATAAATTTTTTAAAACAGGAATAATTTTTTCTACTGGTATTTCTCTATTTAATTTAGCTATTTCTTCTTGTATTTGGCCTCCTAGAAGAAAATCCGCGTTTGCTAATAGTGCAGCAGGAGTATTTAAAGCTTGAACTGTAGCACATATAGCCCTTGTTTTTTCTATTACAGATATAATTTTTTGAACTTCTTCAACAGGAATAGCACTAACATTTCCATATTTATCAAAATAACTTAATTTATCTGTAATAAAATTAGAAACTATAGAAACTTCAGGAAAAGCTTCTCTTATCTCAGGATCATTTAAAGTATCTATTAATCCAGTAAAATTATTTCTTATGCTTTGAATAAGATTATATAATCCTAATCTACTTTCTGGATTATTTACATCGCTATAGCTTGCAAAATATCCATCAATTATTTTTTGTATATCAAAAGCTAATTTTTGTAATTGCCATTTTTTTCTAGCTATAGGATTAGAAGGTATTGGGTCTGCTGGATTAAAAGCTTTACCTCCAGGTATTTGATTTATTAAATAATTAATTAAATTACAAAAGTCTACAGTAGAAATTCTTTCTAATATATAAATAATCCCTTTATCAAATGCTCTAGTAATTAAATTTCCTTGATCTTCATTAAGTGCATATTTTCCATAAATTATACCATCTGTTTTACTTTGGGCATTTATTACAAATGTAGCAATTGCTGCAATGGCCTTTTCTAAACCTTTTGCAGATGTAGTATTTATATTTAATTTATCATTTACTAAATTTCTAGTAAGACTCATTTTGTAAAAGTATTTTTAGATAAAAATGAATCATTTTTTATAACATTCAATAGTGTTTCACACGCTGTATTAAGTTTTTTACCTGCTGATGATATTGATTGCATACTAGTTCCTAATTCTGATTCTGAGCATTGAGCTAATAAAACAGAAACGGATTGAAGTTGTTCTACAAAAATTTTTAATCTTTCATTGAAAAATTTTCCTAATACAAGAGGTTGTTTAGCATTTGGTCCTAAAGTAATTTTTTTACAATATAATAATATTTCTTTATTTGCATCTAAATTTATAGTTTTTACAGATGATAAACCAACTGCTTGTTTACCAAAAAGAAAAATTGCATCATTTTTAGAATGTAAAGTAACTCTGTCTGCTGATAAAATTATTTGCTCACCAGCAAAGGGAAATTGAGGATTATATGGAATACGTTCTGCCATTTTAAGTGGTTGAAGATTTTTGAGTCGCTATTTTATCTTGAGCATCAGCAGATGTAGCATCTGTAGAAATAGGCCTTGGAAATGTTTTTATAATAGGTCTAGCTATTACTTCCTGTTCTTTTTCTTTAAATGAATTTCTAGGAAAATTATTTATATCTTGTAAAGATATTTGTTGGGTAGAAGTTAAATATATACAGGCACCATCAGAATTAATATCTTCAATTCCTGGGTCAAATTTAGAAAGTGATTTTGATGGGCCTAATTTATTTACTATTATAGTAATAGGGTCTCCTACACTACCTGTGGGCGACCAGCTATTATATTCTTGCAATTCAGGTACTGTTGTACTTCCTAATCTTATTGTTTGACCAAATCTTCCTTGTAAGATAGTATCTCCTTCAAAAGGTTGTAAATTTAGAACATCTTGCTTTTCTAAAAAAGTATAACCAAAAGGTAAATCTGGTAATTCTATAGGATTACCTGCATATTCAGGTTGTTGAGAAAATTCTAATAGAAAATTTTGATATTCTTGTAAGTTAGGAAAAGCACCATGATTAGGATGATTCCAAAGATTATAAGCTGGGAAATAAAAGAACTGTTGATTTGTTATTTTATCATTAAGCCTTTCACTAGGACCAGTTATTATAAAAACAATTTCATTTACTAAAGGATATTGTTTTACAAAATTAAAAATAGGATAAGCAGGTTCTGAAATTTCTTCTGCTCTAGATGTATTAAAATTTGAATATAAAATTTGATATCTTATTTTTCCTATATCTGCTGGACTATTATAATCTTTATCAATTTCACTAGTACCACCTTTATAAGGACCCATTACTACTTCTTTAACTCTTCCTATTTGGAAATATTGCCCACCAATAGATTCTGGTGGTGTAGGATTATTTTGAAAAAAATTAGTAGCCATTATGCGCTAGGTAGTTGTTTAGGATCCTTTATTTTAATAGTTGAAACCTCAGAAAATAATTGCTCAATATCCTTTTCTGTAAGAACTCCTGAATCTTCCGAATCACCGGCTTTTTTACTTTCAGCAGCTTTTTGGAAAAGATTCAGCAATTTAAGAAGAACCTCGTCATTTTTTAAACTGGAGTCTATAAATCCTTTAAGTAAAGGAACAACTACAATAGCATCACCAGGAGTTTCAATCATATCGGCTAACCTCATGATCTCCTGTTTAATTGTAGAATCTTGATTTTTTTGCTTATCGTATACCTCTTCTACAAGATTGGCAATAGTTTTACCTTT